CTTCTAATCCGTATACAACTTCAAGCACAGTTTATGACACTACTAACGAAGTAAGTTCTGCAGGTGGAAGTAATTACACAGCAGCTGGAAACACTTTAACTTCACAAGCTGTAGTGGCTTCAACAGCAGTAGCTTCAGTAGATTTCGCTGATACGACTTGGTCGTCAGCAACTTTTACCGCAGCCTTTGCAGCTATTTATAATGATACTAACGGTGATAAACTATGTGTTGTGTTAGATTTTGGAGGAAATAAAACTGCTACTAATGGCACGTTTAAAATTACTTTCCCTGATCCATCAACTGCGAGTAATGCAATTATAAGTATGGCTTAAGGAGAATAAATGGCTTTAGTAATAAATGACAGAGTAAAAGTAACAAGTACAACTACTGGCACAGGTCCAATGGCACTTGGTTCAGCGGTAACCGGTTTTGAAACTTTTGCAGCAGGAATAGGAAATAGTAATACAACTTACTATTGTATTTTTAATCAAGGTACAACAGAGTTTGAAGTTGGACTTGGTACACTAGATGGATCAAGTGCAAACTTAACTAGAACTACAGTTATCTCCAGTTCTAATTCAGATTCAGCAGTTAGTTTTACTAGTGGTACAAAAGATGTATTTTGTACTTTACCTGCAAGTAAATCTGTTTATTTAGATGCTACAGGAACACCAGTAGGAGCAGCGTCAGCTGGCTTTGCATTAGCAATGGCGGTTGCGCTTTAAATAGGAAAAAAATATGGCACAAGATTTTAGAAACGTTTTAGTAAGAACAATTGGAACAGGTGATACTACATTGTTAGCAGCTGGAAATTATGATGCAGTAATAGGTATTAGATGTTGTAATATTTTAACATCAACAATTGCAATTGATGTTAAAATTGCAAAAGGAGGAGCTGACTACTTTTTAGCAAAAGGAGTAGTGGTCCCACCAAACAGCGCTATTGAATTAATTCAAGGTGGCGCTAAAATTGTTTTAGCTAGTGGTGATACGTTAGAAGCCGTCTCTGATACCGCAAGTAGTTTAGACGTAGTTCTTTCGTACATCGATACAATTAGTTCGTAGGAGGAATTATGACGGCAGTAATAAATGGAATCCAATACATCGGAGGGCAGTACGCTCCAGATGAATTTATAAAAAATCAAGCGTCAACAATTGATGGCACACAAACTGTAGAAAATGCAGTTCTCGCAGGACCTATTACAATTCCTGCAACTATCACAGTAACAGGAACGTTGGTAATAGTTTAATGAGTAAGATAGAAGTAAATACAGTAGCCCCACAATGTGGAACAACTTTAACTTTAGGTGAATCTGGAGATACAGTAACACTTGGAACAGGTGCATCACAATCAGGATTCGGTAGAACAGGAACAGTAGATTGGGATACAACTCCAAAGACAGGAACTTTTACTGCTGTGTCTGGAGATGGATTTTTTTGTGATACTTCATCAGGCGGTTTTACAGCTAACTTACCAGCAGGTGTTGCTGGAGCAATAGTTTCTTTTGCAGATTATGCAGGAACTTGGGATACAGGTAATTTAACTGTTTCACCAAATGGCACCGATAAAATAGGTGGTGTAAACGCTGATGTAGTTTTAAATACTGAAGGTCAATCAGTAACTTTTGTATTTGCAGATTCAACACAAGGTTGGATTAATGTTCAAGATTCAACTTCAAATGAAAGAGCTAATGCTTTTATAGCAGCAACAGGCGGAACAATTACTTGTTCTGGAAACTGTAGAATTCACACATTTACAGGCCCAGGAACTTTTTGTGTTTCAGCAATTTCACCTTGTGCAGCAAATAATTTAGTTTCATATATGGTAGTAGCAGGTGGTGGAGGTGGAGGTGGAACTAATAAACAATCTAGACCTGGTAGTGCAGCAGGAGCTGGAGGTTTTAGAGAAGTAAAATCTCCGGTTACTCCATACACAGCTAGTCCTCTAGATGGTTATCCAAGTTCACCAAATAGAGTAACAGTCACAGCAACCGGGTTTCCAATTGCGGTTGGTGGAGGTGGAGCAGGAGGAGTCGGCACTGGTGGAACAGCTACAAGTGGAGCTGTTTCAACTTTTTCAACAATAACGTCTGCAGGTGGTGGTTCAGGATCATCACCTAGTACTTGTGAACACGCTACAGGTGGATCAGGAGGAGCAGGTCGAGCAGGAGGACCGGCAGGTAAAGCTGGTAATACACCTCCGGTTAGTCCACCTCAAGGTAATGCAGGTGGTGATGGTGGACCTTGTGGTGTAAAATTTGGTACAGGTGGAGGTGGTGGAGCTACAGTTGCTGGTTCTAATGGTAGTACAAGTGCTGGAGGTGCAGGTGGTGCAGGTGCAACAACAAGTATTAATGGTACTCCAACAGCGTTTGCCGGTGGAGGCGGTGGTAGTATTTATGGACCAGGTACGATTGGTGCAGCTGGAACAGGTGGTGGAGCCGCTGGCATAGAAGGAAACCCTGCGGATACTTCCAATGGTGGTAATGGAACAGCAAATACTGGTGGTGGAGCTTCAGGAGCTGCAGGAGCTCCAGGATTTCCATCAACTAATATGACAGGTGGAGCAGGTGGCTCTGGTATAGTAATAATAAGGTACAAATTTCAATAATTATGGCAAGTAAAATTAAAGTAGATAATATAAATAAAGTTTCAGATGATTCAACAATTATCAAAAAATGTGGATCAACAACAACTGTAGGATCAGGATCTGGTAATACAATCGTTGTTTGTGGTTCAACAGTTACTATGGGGAGATGTGGTGGTACCGTTGCTTTAGCAAGTGGTGCAACACAGACAGGTTTTGGTAGAACAGGAACTGTAGATTGGCAAACAAGCTCAATTAAAACAGGTACATTTACAGCTGCAAATGGTGAAGGTTATTTTGCGGATACATCTTCAGGTGGTTTCACACTGAATTTACCAGCAGGTAGTGCTGGAGCAATAATTGCAGTATCAGATTATGCAAGCACATTTAACTCAAATAATTTACAAATAGAACCAAATGGTTCAGAAAAAATAAATGGCACTGCTGATGGTTATACAGCGAAAACAATGGGAATATCATTAACTTTTGTTTATGTAGATTCTACAAGAGGTTGGATAAATGTTAATGATGGAACAACTGCTGCTTCAGGCGGAACAAGTCACGTAGTAGCTACGGGTGGTACAATTACAACTGTTTGTACAGATTATAAAGTTCATACATTTACAGGACCTGGTACTTTTTGTGTAACAGGTGCCGGAACAGCACCTAATAACGTAGTAGATTATTTAGTAGTAGCTGGTGCCGGAGGCGCTGGATCAGATAATGCTGGGGGTGGAGGAGCTGGAGGTTATAGAGAATCTAATGGTACAGCATCAGGAAGTTATACCGTTTCACCTTTAGCAACTACTCCAACAACAGTTCCGGCTATATCCGTTTCTGTGCAAGGTTACCCAATTCAAGTAGGTGGTGGTGGAGCTGGTGGTGGTTTACCTTCTGCTCCTGGAGGAACTGGAACACCTTCAATTTTTTCAACAGTAACATCTGCTGGTGGTGGCGGTGGAAATGGAGATGCAAACCAACTTCCTTTAAACCCAGGACCTGCTGCTAATGGTGGATCTGGTGGAGGTGGATCTTTTGGTTCAAATGCTCCTGTCAGAGTAGGAGGAAGTGGAAACACACCACCTGTTACTCCTCCACAAGGCACTGGTGGTGGTGATGGTAATGCTAGTAGTAGAGGTGGCGGAGGTGGTGGAGCTACTGGAGGCGGAGACGATGGTGGTCCTGGTGGCGCTGGAGGATGTAGTGCAACCTCTGCAATTAATGCAACACCAACAGGAAGAGCTGGAGGTGGTGCAGGTGGTCCTAGTTCAGCACATACAGGTGCATCAGGTTCTGCTAATACAGGAAATGGTGGAGCTGGTCCTGGACCAGGTGGAGCAACTGTAGGAGGTGCTGGCGGTTCAGGTATAGTAATATTAAGGTATAAATATCAAAATTAAAAATTATGAGTGAAATAAAAGTAAATAAAATTAGTCCAAGAACAGCGTGTGGTACAACCACATTAGGAGATAGTGGAGATACATTTACTATTCCTGCTGGTGTATCCATTACAAATTCTGGTACTGCATCAGGGTTTGGTGCGACAGGTGCCGTATCTTGGAATACAACAGTTAAGACAGGAGATTTTACAGCGGTAGCTGGTGAAGGTTATTTTGTAGATACATCTTCAGGACAAATAACAGTAACTTTACCATCTAGTCCAAGCGCTGGAGCAGTGGTAGGTGTAAAAGATTATGCAAATACTTTTGATACAAATAAATGCACATTAGCAAGAAATGGTTCTAATATTGCTGGATTAGCTATTGATTCAAGCCTAGAAACAGAAGGAATTGCAATTACATTAGTTTATGTAGATGCAACAAAAGGTTGGTTAGTTACTGATTCAGGTTTACAAAGTGAAGCACCAGGTCCACTATATGTAGCAGCAACAGGTGGAACAGTTACTACCGTTTGTACAAATTTTAAAGTTCATACATTTACAGGCCCAGGCACATTTTGTGTTTCTTGTGCGGGTAACCCTTCAGGATCAACAACAGTAGATTATTTAGTAATAGCTGGAGGTGGTTCAGGAACATCATCAGGTGCTAACAGTGGAACTGTAGGTGGTGGAGGCGGAGCTGGAGGTACAAGATTTTCAGATGGAACAGCTAGTGGTTGTTATACTGCAGGTCCTTCTCCTTTAAGTGCATCTGCTTTAACAGTTTCAGCAACACCTTATTCAATTACAGTAGGTGCAGGAGGGGTTGCTCAACCTACCCCATCTCCTGGACCAGCTCAAATTGGAGGCGTTTCAACATTTTCTACAATTACATCAACTGGTGGTGGTGGCGGAGGAGGTGGTGGTCCTGCTAGTTGTACTCAAAAAGGTGGTAATGGTGGTGGAGGCGGTTCTGATCTTTCAAGTAATTATCCATCAGGATCAGGAAATGAACCTCCTGTTAGTCCACCTCAAGGAAATCCAGGTGGTTCTGGAAAATCACCTAAACAAGCAGGTGGCGGCGGAAGTGTGATAGCTCCTGGAAGTCCAGGATGTACTAGCGCAAATCCTCCTCTTAATATTGCAGCAAGAGGTAGCGGTGGAACAGGATTAACTTCTTGTATTACAGGTAGTCCAGTAATTAGAGGTGGCGGCGGTGGCGGTGCAAATACTAATGCAGATCCTAATGGAGGCCCAGGTGGCGGCGGATCAGGTCCACCAAGTTCATCAGGTGGAACAGGAGTAGCTGGAACCGTAAACACGGGCGGTGGAGGTGGAGGTGGTCCACACAGTGCACCTTGCGTAAATGGTGGTAATGGTGGTAGTGGAATTATAATAATTAGATATAAATTCCAAGGTTGATGAATTATAAAAATTAATATATAAGGAGAAACATTATGGCACATTTTGCAAAACTCGGATCTAACGGAAAAGTTATTCAAGTGGTAACTATGGATAATGATAAAATGTTAAATGGTAGTGGTGTTGAAGATGAAACAGTAGGACAACAATGGTTGGAAAGACACAACAATTGGCCTGCACAAATGTGGATTCAAACATCTTACAATACATCAGTTAATACACATTCATCTGGTGATAACTCAAAAGCATTTAGAGGAAATTACGCAGGTATAGGTTATACTTGGGATGAAGATAATAATATTTTTTGGCCTAAAAAACCACATGCATCTTGGGTACAAGATACTACAACTGCATCTTGGAAATCACCAATTGGTGATGCGCCTGCATTAACTGCAGAACAACAATCACAGAATGAAGCAGAAACTCATATGTGGAATTATGTTTGGAATGAATCAGGCCAGTCTTGGGACTTGACAGATCAAAAAGTGTAGATTAAAAATGGTGGTGGTATGCAGAAGAAAGTATTAACAGAGCAATCTTTATATTATGGAGATGTGGCAATGCCTAAAGATTGGGACATTGACCGAGATAAATTACAAAAAGATATATTAAACTCACAAGTAACAGATTCACCTTTTCCATTTTCACGAACATTTGATATGTTAAATACATATATGAGAGATCATATAAATTTAAACCATGGATTTACTTTAGTTAATAAAGAAACATGGGGCAATATGTATAAGCCTCAAGAAATTACAATTCCATTATTAGATATAGATCCAGTAGATTTACGAAACTCACCAGATTATACAATGTTATATGGAGTTAATGTTAAAAATTGTATGGTTAGAATACATTACGACGATAATAGACGTAAAGGTAGGTCTTGGGACATACCTTTAGAAGACAATAAATTTATAATGTTTCCATCAACTAATATGTATTACTTAACGAATAATCAAAAGGATAGTTTAAACTTTGTACAAACTATATTATATGAATATATCTAATTACTATTGGTATTTTAGTAACGCGCTTACACCTAAATTTTGTGATGATGTTATAAAATATGCAAAATCACAAAAAGAAGTTATGGCTAGAACTGGTGGTTATGGGGAAAGAAAATTAAAAAAAGAAGAAGTATTAGATTTAAAAAGAAAAAGAAACTCTGATTTAGTTTGGTTAAATGATACTTGGATTTATAAAGAATTACATCCATATGTACACGAAGCTAATAGAATGGCTGGTTGGAATTTTGATTGGGATAGATCTGAATCTTGTCAATTTACAAAATATAAATTAAATCAATATTACGATTGGCATTGTGATAGTTGGGATAAACCTTATGATAGAAGAGATAAAAAAGGTAACATTCCAAAAAATTCTTTGGATCATGGTAAAATTAGAAAACTATCTATGACTTGTCAGTTGACAGATGGATCTT